ATGCCGTTCTTGAACTGCTTGCTGATGGTGTCGGTGGGGTTAAAGAAACCAGACATGCCGTTGACCAAACCAGCATTTGCGGCGGGGTTAACGGTGGCATAACGTGGGTTCATTGTTGCTGCATTTTCATTCAACTTTTGTTGAGCTTGCAACAAAACCAACGCGGTATTAGGCGTGGTGCCAGGTGTACCAACAGTGTTAAAAATTGATTTGTACGCGCTAGCAACGTCAGCATCAATGCTGGAAGCCAACTGGCTGATACGAGGTTTCAACACACGCTCTGCAAAGTCGTCCAATTGCATGGTCAATTCAGCAGATGTGAAGTTCACGCCAATGTGCTTTTGTGAAGCAACAGTCAGTGTGGTGAACTGTTCGTTGTCGTCCTGAACTTGCAGAGCGGCACCGTCAGTTACTAAAGTGCGGTCGGGTAAACGGATACGCAGTGTAGAACCGATCTTGGCACCTTCAACAGCAAAGCTGTCGTCGTACTGACGGTCTACGTTTCGGGTGAGCACCAGATTGTTCTCGAGAATCTCAAGAGCTTTGCGGGTGATCATGTCAATCGTTAAGATACTATTAGCCATGAAAAAAGTCCTTTAAAAATTATTTAGCGGTTGGCTTGTGCTTCCCACTTTTTTCGTTGTCTTACTCGGTCAGCTTCAATCCACTGCGAATCCGTCATGGTCTTGGTAGACCGTGGATCAGTAGTGTCATAGGCTGGGCCCCCAGAGGAGCGAGCAGTGACAGGCGAAATCGGTGCTGGCGCAGACGTAGTTCGTTTCACGGGAGGATTACTGGCCATTTTGGCCTCAATTCTCCCTATTTCTTTGGCCTGCACGATAGGCGCAAGACGAGAGATTCGTTCCGCTTCCTTGGGGTTGGCACCGAGGTAGTAAGCTACTTCAGGGCCTATGTCCGAGGCTCGGATCGACTCAGCCATCACGTCGGTAATTGGAAGTTTTGGGTTGTATGCGACTTGTTCAAAGTCATCATATTTAGCCCGCGCTTCTTCTTCCTGTTCGTGATAAGACTCAAGAATTGCAGATTGCTGCCGTGCTTGATCTCGCTGGGCAATAAGTTGTTCAGCTTTCTGGTACGCCAATGCGTCTGCATAGGCTTCAGTGCTTTCAAACTGATCGACTGACGGGATACTTGCTGGCGCTCTTAGCGTTTGCGTTTCCGCTTGGCGTTGAGTCTGCTCTCTTTCCCACTTACGTTGTTCTCTTGCAAGCCTTTTGCCAATTGCTGCATCAAGTTCATCTTGGGTAAAAACCCTCGACTCTTTTGCTTCATCAGCGACTTCCGGCGCATTTACATTTGCTTCAGGAGTGGCCGTCACTGCTGCTGCGGGCGCGGAGTCTACTTCCGCTAAGGGTTGTTGGACTTCTTCAGTCATTTTTGAATCTCAAAGATTCCCTGGTGATCCGCACCAGTACGGGTTTTGATTATTCGTATGCTACCGTAAATGATGCGGAAGTGCCACCAAGCACTAAGTACAAACCTTTGTTGAAGAACAAACCGCTAGGGATGTTCAAGTATGTTGTCCCTGCGACCAAAGTAATGGTGTCGGAAATCTTAGGGTCACCAGTGCTAGACGCGCCTGAGTCATAAACGACCAAAGTGCCCGACACAGTTGCAGAAATAAAGATGCCGTAAAGTTTGCCCGCACCAACTTTGACTTGGTTTGTTGCAGCAGCTTGCGTGTAATTAGCCATGATGTGTCCTTATGCTACGTATTTCAGTTTGTACAAAGTGCGAAGATAGATTTCAACAATATTATCTATCAACTGTTGCAATGACGAGTCTGACTTGTCTGCAACCTTATACCGAGCCTCTTCAATTTCAGCCAACGAGCTTTCTAAAAACTCAATGATGTTGGAAGTCTTCTTTGCCGAATGCAAAGTAATGGGGCCAATCAAACCATGACGGCCTTGATAGGCTTCAGCAAAATCATCAGCCGCACCAACAATCCGATCATAGAAAATGTTAAGCGCCTTGTGCTTGCTAAAGCTGCGGGTGTTCAAATGAACGCTGTGCGCCACGTCCCGTGCTAGAAACAGCAAGCCTAAAAAATCAGCGGCTTTGTGTGTCATTGTGGCATTCCCATTTGTTGTTCAGGTGGCATCATTTCTTGCTCAGGGGGCATCATCTCTTGCTGAGGCATCTCAGGCATTTCATTAGCCATATTTTGCGACTCCATTGCCGCAGCGACCACACCCATCGCAATATCTTGAATTTGTTGCTCAGTCATGCCAGCCTGCACCGCAGCAATTCGCTTGGTTTCGGCTTCGTACATCTTAACTTCAGCTTCAAAATCTTTGCGCTGCATGTCCTGCGCTTCAATGGACTTGCCGACATTCTTAAGCATTTCATGCAGTTGATCAAGCTCTTGACCCATTGCTTGCATTTGCTGCTCCGCTGCCTGCAACGCTGGCGGCTTGTCGCCGTCTTCCATGAGCTTAGGATCGATGGTCTTGGCAAACCGCTTGGCCATCTCTTGCGCGCCTGGCCAATCCATGTTCTTGACAAACAGGTCACCGGCGACAGTCCACAGTTGTGGATTGCCCTGCAACAGTTGAGCCATTGCTTCCAAGGCTTCTTGGCGCTTGGTCGCGTAGCCTGGTCCTGTGGCCACAACCACGTCGTATTTGCCGACGTTGGGGTTGTAAATTTTGTCGATCACTACGTCAGGGTTGTTCTGATCGGTAATCTTGCGAACGGCTTCAGGTTGGTCAGGGTTCAGCTTGACCATTTTGGTTTCGCCGTCCATACCAATAATGCGAGCCACGCGCTGGGTGTCGTACACCTTGGGAATCAAGTCCACCAACTGGCGCACAATATGGCGCACACCGCGAGCCAAGTTGTCGCCGTAGTGGTAAGTGCCCACATCGCCCTCGCGTTGGCGAGCCAAAATGGCTTTGCCGCTGCGCTCGTTAGATGACATACCCAAAGATGCGTTGTATTGGCCCGTAGACGATTTGATGTCTTCAGATGCACCAGCTTTAGCTTGCAACAGACCACTTGACGCCATTGGCGGCTGGGCACGGGCAGGCAACGGCAACACCGCACCTTGGCCGTCGGTCACGTCTGGGTTGACTTCCAAATACGGCCAGTTGGTCGTGTTGGCTGTCTTCCACTGAGTCTCGTACCCTTCAAACTGGCCGCCGTAGCCAATGAACGGTGCCTTGGGTGCCAAGGCCAACATCTCTGCTTCTTGGCTTACCCAGTAGTTGTACATGCGCTGGGCATCCTTGGCGTTTCGCACCAAGCCCGACACGTACAAGCGGCCATCGACTTCAAACTCATTGCCGACAATGCGAACTACGGGGATGTATTTCCCCGCCCAATCGCGTTCTTCAAGAATTTCATAACCGTTAATCTTGCAGTATTTAATTTTGACACGATCAGATTCACGAGATTTTTTAGGCTTGCCATAAATTGCTTTCAGTTGTTTGTCCTCTGAGGTGCCTTCAAATGCGGTCACGTTCCCAGGGTACAGGTTAAGCGTTGCTCTGTCGTAGTCTACGTAGTAGTAATCAGCAACGCGGATGGTGTCTTCGGTGAGCCATTGGCTCAAATTTTGGTCGCCCACACCCAGCGTTTGCAAGGTGGTGATGGGCGCGGAGTCGGGGTACATCCGCTGGTATTCGTCTTTGGTGATGTCTTCAGTAATAAAGCACCAATTGGCGTCTGCGCCNGTCGGGTCTTGNATCGTTGGATCCATGTAGACGCTGAATGAGTTGCGNACACGGCCAATCTTGATGTCTTGGTCAAACGTGTTTTCGTCGCAGTATTCGGTCAGGATGCGGATGTAACCTTCGCCGTAGGAGACTTGGTTTTCACACGCTGTATCGTACGCGACGTCAGCATCGCTGATGTATTCGATGTGCCTGACCATGCCGTTGAAGATGTCGGCGACTTCAATGTCTGCGTGGTCGTCGGCTGGAATAACCTTGCCACTTGGGCGGTTTTGCCTTTGGTCATTGGTCACTTGTCTGACGTGCTGGGGTAACTTATTAATCGTCAGGCACGGTCTGGCGTTGATTGTCTGACCCTGCACAGCGCCACGGGTGGCCAACACATCCGCTGGCCATTGCCAGCGATTGTCGGGTGAGCCAGCGTAGAACTTCAGGTCATCAATCTCATCTTGACGAGACTCAGACAGCGCGCCGATGGCCATGTCCAAACGCGAGCGAGCCGTCGCCAAGACATTAGACTCTGAGCCCTTTTGCTTGCCGCCGTTGGCCACAGCACCGGCTGCGGCGATGCCTGTGTAATCTGCCATTATTTTTTCTTTGCGGTTTTAGCCGAATCTTTAAAATCTTTGGCCGTTGGCGCGTTCTTGCTGCCAGGCTTGTTCATCTTCTCGCCAGAGCCCGCTTTGATGCGCGCTTGTTTGGCGTTAATGTTTGCGTAAAGTCCAGGTTTGGTAGCCATATCAACACTTCCATCGTTTAAGGGCTGCTTTAGCGCGTTCGCCGTCTTTGGCGTTGGCTGCTACAGCGCCCATTCTTGCACAAAATGAATCTTTGCGGCCTTGGTCTGCCTTGGTCTTAGGGTTGGGTGCTGGCGCTTTAAGGTTGGAGCCTGTCTCTCGGTTGTACTTCTCGCGGCCTTTGGCCGTCAGGCCAGCGCCCTTGGATGTGGGTAGTTTCTCGCCTCGACCTACTGACAGTGATACTTTTTTTGTCATGATCCCATCCATGATGCGTTGACTCCACCGCCTTGCGCGTTCACGCGGCGGGTTGGCTCAACATATTGCCGATGTGCTACAGGAAACGCAAATGTAACAGCAATCGCGTCGGCTGCATCGGGCGACGCCAACCCACGCGACTTCATGTCTTTCTTCGATTCCAAGAAAATCGTCCCTCTTGAGTCAGGCTTCATCATAGGCGAAATCAGATCCGTTTTCAAAAACCTATCGTTCGGAATTGCCGCCGTCTTGAGCCAATCGCGCATGTCGCCCCACATCTGCGCGCGCATGTTGCCGTACATGATCGGGTTCTTCGCCTTATTCCCAAAGTTCACGCCCTTGATCTTGTACCGCTGCTCTTTCAGCCTGTCCACAATCCCCGCCCCGAGGCCACCTTCGTCGATCACCACCAGCGTCGGCTTGTACTCTTCAATCGCTTCGATCACATGTCCGACCACCGTCATGGTGTCGTCCCCACGGTGGCGCATGATCTTCACGATGTCACGCCCTTGCCGCACCGCGATGACCGTTGCATCCGCGCCGAACCGTGCGGGGTCTACACCGATCACAATCGGCGCGCTCTGATCTTGGTATTTCGTCCGCTTCATCGCGTCGTCCACCAGGCTGGCCCCGATGAACTGATCGTCACCCGCGTTGGGGAACTGACCGTACACCTCAACGTGCGCCTGCGCCGAGTCCGGCCCATATTCCGCGATGATCCGCTCATATACCTGTTTGTCGGTGCCCTCGACCGTGCGCGCATCCACCACTTTCGTGCGCCAGAACTCGCGCTTACTGTTAAACGCTTCGTAAAAGTACCCAGTGTTGCGCCGTGGGTTGGAAAAAGCCAGCCAGAAGCGATTTGGCGTATTTTCTGTGAAAAAACCGCCAGTAACCGCCCAAATTGAGTCGTCAATACCGCTGGCTTCGTCAAAAATTACCAACACACCATCAAAATTGTGCACACCAGCGTATGCATCGGGGTTTTCCGCTGACCATAAGCGCCCTTCGACGCCCCAGTAGCGTGTGCCCTTCCTTAAATCCCGCTCCACAAGCTCAGTCAGCCACTTGGCAGGCATGACTCTTGTTGCTGAGATTTCAAACCAGTGGCTGTTGATCGACATTGCTAGCCACTTGGTGATCTCGGCCCATGTGACCGACCGCAGTTGGGACTCACTGTTGGCCGACACGATGGTTGTCGAGCCGATTCTGGTGGATATCATCCAATCCACCAACCAACTGACCAGCGCCGACTTGCCAATACCACGGCCAGACGATATTGCCTCTTGCAACACGTCAAAGTCCAGCTTGCCTTGGTTCAACTTGATGTGTTCGGCCACATCCAGCAGCACTTCACGCTGCCATTTGCGCGGCCCTTGAAAATGCTCCAGCGGTGTGCCCTTGACACCCCACGGGTAGGTGAACATCACAAACGCCAGCGGGTTGTCCCTGATGGCTGGACTCCAAAGCCTGGACATAAGTTCTTGCTCGTCTTCAGCGCTGTAGATAGTGTTCTGCATTAACTTAGCGCGCTCTAGGTATAGATTTTAAATACACCTCGGCTTCTTGAGGTGATCGTATTCCAACTGCGTCGGGGTTTTGACCTGTCTGCCGCATAAAATATTCTTTCCATGCAGTTGGGTGAGTTGGAGACTTTAGCATTTCGCCCGTTGGCAAAGATGATGGCCAATGAAATCTGTTTTTATCGTAAGGGTCGCGTTCAGGTTGGATACCTGCTTTCCATGCCGCGCGGTAATCATATTCAGAATCATTAAGATCAGGTTCTTCGTTATATTCATTACGAAATTCTTTATACCAACCTGTGGATTTAATCCAGTTTTGAAACGCGGATTCTTCATCAGCGTTTAACTTAGGCGTTGCGCGCTGCGTAGGTGCAGAAGCTAATCCGCTTAAAGCGTTTACCGGCGCGGGCGCTAGATTATTTGTTAGCTGTGGCATATTGCTCTACCTTGTGTTCCAGTGTTGGACTCGGTTCGTGAGCGATCACGTCGATAACCCGCGACTCCGCTTGGCGCAGCGCGCCGATGATGCTGATGCGCTGGTCAACATCTATGCTGATGGATTGCTTGGCCACCCAGCCGTGTGAGTGTTGCAGTATGGCTAAGGCTGCTTTGGCGTCGCCTTCCCTGGCCGCTTTGTGCAGGCAGGTGGACATCTCCAGTTCGCCGTCGGCTTTGCCCTTAAGCGCCGCCATGTCCGCTATGGGATCCAACTCGCACAGTTGCCGGTACTCGGTCGGCAACATGCCGGACGCTAAGGCCAATGCGTCGCCCTTCAAGCCCAGCTTGGCGGCGTCGTAGATTTTGTTCAAGCGCGCTTCGGTTGCGACGACCTTGCGCGGCTCAAAAGGTAGGCTGTGAAATGTCATGTGCGAAGTGTAATGGGTGCTGGCGCAGGGAGTTCTGAGGTATGCCAAGACTGAGGAGCAGTATGAGTCCCAGGTGCTATGCGCCAGCGATTGGAATATACCAAACTGTGGGTCATGTGGGCTATTTAAAAATAAAAAAAAATTGTTCGTGAAACCTCCGTCACCGTTGGCCATTGGGCGCGGGCCCTACCCCCACCCCCTATGTTAGTGAGCACTTACTTACAGCAGCCTGGTTAGTGAGCACTTACTTACAGCCGCTAAGTTAGTGTCTACTAACTTGTCAAATTTATATGTTAGTGCGTACTAACTTGGTGAAGTGAGTGCTTACTAACTTAGCCATGCGAAGTGAGTGCTTACTAACATCGGGCTGGGCTGATGGCCATTTGACGCCAGTTAGTGGCCACTAACATCATGGCCATATACTTATCAAAAGCATAATGTAGGCAATGTAGGCAATGTTGTCATATGTTTTTAGTCGCTGGCGAAACGGCGTGCACGTACCTATTCTATAACTATATAGTATTACTTTTTAATCTGCTAAACGAATACAGAAAAACATGACAATATGACCTACAAACATCAAAAAAGTCAACGGCCATATGACTTTTTTGTAGGTCATTCGGCACGTTTTCAAACTGCCCACGGTTTGCCAATATTGCCTACAAAAAATAGGGTAAACCCCTAGAAAATAATTGTTGACAATTGCAAGGCAATACCTTACATTAATTTGTGCGCGCGATTTTGTGCCCACACAATCAACTAAACGAAAGCCACACAATGAACGATACACTTTTAAATCAATACGACATGGTCGAAAGTCAATTAGTCGCGCTTTATAGCGCCATTACAAATGAAATGGCCATTAAAGGCATGGCCAGCGACGAATACGACGCGCTATTGACCCAGCGCCGCACGGTCAAAGATTTATTGTGGACCGTGCGCGATACTTTGCGCGCCGCCGCGCCGGATCTATACACTGATTTTTAATCACACCGGCCAGCGCGCAGCTGGCCGATTCTCTCAAAATCAACTAAACGAAAGTAAAAATCATGACTAAAATTCTAGGATATATCGCATATGAAGGCCCGAGCGAAATCGACGGCGCGCCTATTGTCGTCATTGTCAACAAGATTAATGGCGACTCTAAAAACGACAAGACCGGCGCGATTGTGCAAACATTTATTATCCGCTCCGATATCACGCCCATGGCCGCAGTGCAAAGCGGCGACGACGTGGCCATATGTGGCGATTGTGAACACCGGCCAGCGCTGGCCAAAAAAACCGGCGCAGCGCCGTGTTATGTACAGGTAGGAAAATCGGTGCAATCGGTTTATCACGCATACAAGCGCGGCCGATACGTCAAAGCCGATCCGGCCACAATCGCCAAAGCCTTACAAGGGAAAATTGTGCGCCTGGGCACGTATGGGGATCCATTCGCCGCGCCCGTGGGCATGTGGAATCAAATTATTAGATATGCAGCCGGTCACAGGGGTTACACGCATCAATGGGCGCGCGCCGATTTTGACGCGGCCGCATGGGCCCCGCTTGTTATGGCCAGCGCGGACACAATCGACCAGGCCGCGCATGCAAACCTATTGGGCATGCGCGTATTCCGTGTGTCGATAGGTGTTGATAAACAAGCGGCCGAGACGGTTTGCCCAGCGAGCGCCGAGGGCCAGCGCCGCTCCACATGCGCTAAATGTACATTGTGCGCCGGTACTAGCATTCAAGCGCGCGATATCGTTATCGCAGATCATGCGGCCGGTCATGCGCGCCGCGTTATAACCCTGGCCGTTATCTAATATTCGACTGCATGCGGCCACACCGGCCGCATGCGGGCGCGTATTGCGTCAATCAACTAATCGAAGGGTAAACAATGAAAAAACTGACATTTAATATCAGCGACAAAGTCGCACTAGCTCGCCACGTGGTGGCGCGCACTGGCCACAATAAGATCGACGCCGACGCGCGCGGGCGCGTGGTGGCCGTCGAAGGCGCGGTGGTGGCCGTCGATTTTGCGGGCACGTGGAAAGCTCACGAAAACGGTAGCACCGTGCGCTGCTTACCGGCGGCCAATTTGACAAAAATTATGGCCAACGGGGTGATATATGACTATTAAAATTATGATTGCAAAATATAAGGGTACATGCGCGCGCACCGGCGCGCCGATCCGGCCAGGGGATCAGATTCAATATGACACGGCCACGCGCCAGGCATGGATCACGGATGAGGATGAATTCAGGCATGCGGAGCCGGAACCGGAGGAAATCTACTTAGCCCGCGCGCGTGGCGCGTACGTGTCGCACCTGTGGAATAACGGCGGGCGCGAATACTTTCAAAATAAGCGCGGGCGCTGTATCGACTCGCCATGCTGCGGGTGTTGCAATATATGATCGATAAACCCGAAACCCTACGCGAAGCGCTCGAAGCGCTTATTTTCTACGTGGACCAGGCAGCGCCTGATTTACCGGATACGGCCAGAATCGATGGCCTAGCGTATGCAATGGACCGCGCGCGCGAAGCGCTGGCCAGGGAGGCCACACAATGACCTACTACACACATAAGGCCCAGGCGCAAGCGCTGGCCGATGAGCTGGCCATGCAAGAGCGCGACGCGTGGAGCTATCAAGTACACGGGAGCCCGCGCGGCTTCTATGTTGCAGTTTTTGACGATGACAATCACTTTTTGGGGATTCTATGACACGCGTTGAAAAAATTGTTTATTTGGCCGCGCTGGCAGTGCTGGCGCTTGATTTATTTATCTGGAGAATCTAAACATGAAAACCATCACACTAGGGAAAACCCGTTATGTCGTGCGCGACGGGCGCGACGACATTATGGCCGCGCATGCTAAGTGCACCGGCAAACATAAGGTGGTCAAGTCTAAAGGGGCCGAAAAGCGCTTTTATCCGGTCTATTGGAACGGCGACTCGACGGCCGAATACGTGGCCGAATACGAAAAACTTAATAAGAAAATTATGCCGTGGGACTGGCAGGCGCTGCGCGCCGAGCCGTGCCTGC